AATTTTTAGTATTCCTACAGCAGACGTAACCCCCGAACAACGTTTCATTGGCAAGACCACAGTGCTTGGCGCGGGCTACGGCATGGGTGCGGTTAAGTTTCAGATGCAATTAAAAACAATGGGCAAAGATGTCGACATTGATACGTGCAAGTTCATCATTAAACAATACCGACTGGCTAACACAAACATATCGGGGTGGTGGAATCATCTGAACATAGTCTTGAACAACATGCTCCATAACAAACCATCAAATGTTGATGTGCCCGGTTTGATGACGCTTGAGCCCTTTACCGGCATTAGCTTACCAAATGGCTTGATGCAGAGTTACCCCGAGCTTACGCGCCACAGTAGCGGTGAGTTTACGTACAAGACACGCACGGGTATGAACAGGTTGTATGGCGGTAAGGTAGCGGAGAACCTTTGCCAAGCCGTAGCCCGTTGCATCATTGGCGAGCAGATGATTCAGATTGAGAAGCTATACCGCGTGGTGCTGACTGTGCATGATGCGATTGCTTGTATCGTACCTGAAGACGACGCGGCCTACGCAAAAGAATATATTGAAGCATGTATGAGGATGCCTCCCGCATGGGCGAAGGGGTTACCTCTTGATTGTGAGTCAGGCATGGCTCGAACTTACGGAGATTGTTAATGGCAAATATCACATGGTCGTACAGTAGTTTATCGCTATACCAACAGTGCCCCAAGAAATACTACCACCTCAAAGTGGCCAAGGACATCAAGGAACCAATGAGCGAGGCCATGAGTTTTGGCAATGAAATTCATAAGATTGCTGAAGAATACGTTAGTCTGGGTAAACCTATTCCAGAGAAGTACAAAGAGATTGAGCCAGCGCTCGCGGCTATCCGCAACATGGAAGGCGAGAAGCGGTGCGAGAACCGGCTGGGCCTAACCGCTGACCTTGAACCCTGCGGCTTCTTTGACAAGAAGGTGTGGTGGCGCGGCATTGCCGACATCATTATCTTGCAGGGTGATCGTGCCCTGACGATTGATTACAAGACTGGCAAGAAGAGCCAGTACGCTGACCTCAAACAATTAGAAGTGGTATCGCTTGCGATCTTTAAACACTTCCCCCAAGTTAAGAAAGTCAAAGCGGGCTTGATGTTTCTGTTCGCTGATGACTTTATAAAGGCTGACTATCTACCGGACAACCAAGAAGAAGCTTGGACTCCGTGGATTTCAGAGGTTGGGCAGTTGCAAGCCTCCGTTGAAAACAACGTGTGGAATGCGAAGCCTAACTTTACTTGCCGTGGCTGGTGTCCAGTCACATCATGTGTTCATAACCAAGGAAAAAATAATGGCTAAGAAGCTAACCAAAACCGCTCAAATACGAGCATACGTTATAGCTAACCCAACCGCATCGTCGGCTGAAGTTGCTAAAACATTTGATGTTAAATCATCGTACGTGTCTACCGTTAAGTGGCAAATAAAAAAAGCGGCTACCCGAAAGGCGGCTATAAAGAAAGTACAAAAGTTTATGGGTGTGAAGATGGCTACAGAGGACATACCCAAGTTAACTGATGAGCAAGCAACACGTCTTGCGGACAACATGAAGAGACCTAAGATGCGCATGCTCTCGGTCTCTACATCAAACGAGTCTTTTGCGGAGCGCGTGTATGCCGTAACAAAGGGCATGGTTGATGCAGTCAATCACCCACCGCACTACAAGGATGGTGGCATTGAGACGATTGATTACATCGAAGCAAAGGGCTTGGGCTATCACCTTGGCAATGCCGTGAAGTACATCAGCAGAGCGGGCAAGAAGGGCACGAACCAAGGGCTTGAGGACTTGAAGAAAGCTCAGTGGTACTTGAACCGTGCGATTGAGAAGAACGAGTACGCCTCGCCTAGCCGATGAAACAAAAAGCCGTACTGGAGTTTGAGTTCCCTGCTGATGAGGACGCATTGCTGTTCGCCGTCAAGGGGCCTGACATGTACGAAGCGTTGAGTGAAATCAAACTCGCTGTAACAAGCGAGTTCACTCACAAAGCTGACATGGCCGCGGCACTCGCTCGTGTTCGCGTTTTGACTGATGACGTATTAGCAAAAATAGGATAGGAGAAATTTAAATGACACACGAAATTAAAGCCAGTTGGGACACCCTGATGCAACAATCAAAGGACACCACATGGGGTTACTTTGGCGAAGCGCATAAGATACTGGAGGGGTCGGACTTAAAGTACACCGCCGCCGACGTTATAGCGTTGGCTAAAGTTATGGCAACGGATTTTCATACCGCGAGTATGGGCGTAGCTACGCAAAAGATTTGCGAGGCTTTAACTACTGTGGGGTGGGGCTTGGATAGCGTTGCTGATGTTATGCGTGAGGGACAAGCATGACTGATGACGATGACATCCAAGAGTACGTTTCTGATAAGAACGTAAACGACATACGCAACAAAGTTTTAGAAGAGGTTGCGCACGAGTTTGAGATGATGCGCATTGCCTTTGGTGATACAGCCGCAAGCTTTGCGCAATATGTGCGGGAGATGAAAAATGCCAAGACCTAAACCGCTCGAACCATTAGTAGGAAGACAAGTAAGAATGTCTGATAGACACTGGATGATATTGCAAGAACTTGGTGGTGCTGAGTGGTTAAGAACCCTTCTTGACAAGAAGGCACCCATGCCTAAAAAATACTATGATGCTCGTTTGAACCCACCCACAGGAGAACCTCATGCCATACGTAAACAAACCACGCCCTTACAAGAAGGAATACGAACAACAGCAAGACCGCGGGGAGCTACCCAAGCGCATGGAGCGTCAGAAGGCTAGACGTTCTATGGATGCTAAAGGCGTAGACCGCACGGGCAAGGACATTGACCATGTTGTACCGCTATCCAAAGGGGGAACTAACGCGCCGAGTAACTTAAAGCTAAAGTCACCCAGTGCCAACCGTTCCTTTACCCGTAACTCAGACCATACGGTCAAAATAAACAAACCTAAAAAATGATCAACGACTTGTACAAATGGCCGAGGCCCTTGGGCTTTACACCATTTGATCATCAGCGAGAGACAGCAAGTTTCTTAACCGACAACTCCCGCGCATTCTGTTTTAACGAACAGGGTACAGGGAAGACAGCCTCTGTTATTTGGGCGGCGGATTACTTGATGAAGGCGGGCATGATCAAGCGTGTCTTGGTTGTGTGCCCCCTGTCTATCATGCAGTCTGCTTGGCAGAATGATCTGTTTAAGTTTGCAGTACATCGCACAGTAGAGGTGGCGTATGGTAATGCTGAGAAGCGCAACAAGATTGCTAACAGTACAGCCGAGTTTGTAATCATCAACTACGACGGCATACCGGCTATTGCAGAGTCGGCCATTGACAAGAAGATGTTTGACCTTATTGTGATCGACGAAGCAAACGCTTACAAGAATGTGCAGACTAAGCGTTGGAAGATTATGCGTAAGCTGATCACTCCTGATACTTGGTTATGGATGTTGACTGGAACACCCGCCGCGCAGTCACCCGTAGATGCTTACGGGCTTGGCAAACTGTGCGTACCCCAGCGGGCACCGCGATTCTTTGGTGACTTCCGTGAGTCAGTCATGCAAGCAATGGGGCCGTTTCGTTGGATACCACGTCAGAACTCTGAGAAGATTGTATTTGAGATGCTTCAACCAGCAATCAGGTTTGAGAAATCTCAGTGTCTTGATTTACCTGATGTTACGTTTGTTAACCGTGATGCCCCGCTTACGCCTCAACAACGTAAGTACTACAAGGAGCTAAAGGATCAGATGTTGATGGAGGCTGCCGGTGAAGAAATTAGTTCGGTTAACGCCGCGGCTAAAATGAACAAGCTGCTACAAATCTCTTGTGGTTCTGTGTACACAGATAGTGGCGCGGTGATTGACTTTGATGTTAGCAACCGCCTTGCCATCGTTGAGGAAGTGATTAACGAATCAAGCCATAAGGTGCTAGTGTTTGTGCCGTACCGCCACACAATTACTCTTTTGCGTGACTACTTGACAAAGGCTGGGATTAAGTGCGAAGTGATTAACGGTGATGTGCAAGTGCGTAACCGCACCAATATTTTTAAGCGGTTTCAAGAAGGCACAGACCTTAAAGTTCTTATCATCCAACCACAAGCCGCGGCACACGGAGTTACCCTAACTGCGGCCGACACAATCATCTGGTACGCTCCAGTTACGTCTACTGAAACATACCTGCAAGCTAACGCACGTATTGACAGACCCGGTCAACGCAACCCGATGACCGTGGTACATATTGAAGGAAGCCCTGTTGAACGCAAGCTTTACTTCATGTTGCAAAACAACATCACTAA